CAACCTGCTTATTTCTTGACTCCATGACCATCTTTTCTTTTTCAAGATCTAATTTTTGTTGATGCAAGTCCTTTTTATTAGATTCTTTTTCTCTATTAAAGTTCATTGTATCTTGATATTGCTCAGATTGCTTTACATCTTTTAAAACATCTTGGAAGTCTGATTGCATGTTTTTATTGACATCTTGCATTGCACCATAACCAGCAGCTTTAATTTCAGCTTCAAGAAGTCTTGATCTACGGTCTTTTTCTTTTTCACGAGATTCATGATCCATAGCCATACGTTTCTCATCTTGTTTAGCTTTGATTTCAGCTTCTTGCATTTGTTGTTCATGCTGTTGTTGCTGTGCTCTTTGCTCTTCAGTTTTCTGTTCAATACTTTTAAGTATTGTATTCAGGCTACCTAATGAATCTGCTTGCATTGCTTTACCTAAATCATAGATAGATGCACCAGTAGTATTATTACTCATAAATATTTGCTTGAGTTGTTCAAGCATATTTCTATTAGTTGCATTGGTTTGGCAAAATACATTAAGATCAACCAGTAATAAATCTGTACCATTGATCTCAAAGTTTGTTCTTTCATCTGGTGAAATCATTCCTTGTAATCTTACAGATGATTTATTTGAATGATAATACTGAGCCAAGTCAGTACGCATTTGATGAACTCTAGGCATTAACTGATCAGAGTGCTGAATAAAATATACTTCTGTTTGAGCATAGGAACCTGAAACTGCTTGTTCTACTCCAGTTGCTGAATTTATTTGTCCAATCTGTTGTCCCATACGTTGTGGATTTAACCCAACAACTTCCATTGCTTGTTGTTTAAAATAATTAGCAAGTTGTATTCTGGACATTAATCTAGTAGATTGTTCAAGGTTCAAAACTTGATAGTGCTGAAAGTTTGTTGCATTTTCAGTATTTGCAATACTTGGATCTAAAGGAAGCATACTAAAATCCTTCATTGCTACATAAGCCTTGGCTAAGTTATTCTTACCCCAATCTTCTCCCATTGAATGTTTAGGGATAGCATTTTGATCTAGTACAATTACAGAACCTAATTCATCTATAAGGATGTCAGCTATTTGATTGTTGCAAATATTATATCCAATTTGAGCTGGCTTCATTTGATCTACCAAAGAAGTTGATTTAGTATTTCTATCTGAGAATACCTTTCCTTCAATTGGCAACTTACAACCATACAAAGTTTGATCACCTCTAAACTGAAATCTAAGTGGTCCCGGTTTATCTCTATCTACACCTAAGTAAATTGGATCAAAATCTGTGTCTGTTTCTGTATTAAAGATGGTTCTATTGTTTCCAATCTTTACTCCTCCCCATACTTGATTTATCCAGAACCAATCAATATGATCTCCAAATATTAAATTCTCAGCAGTCTGTTTTTTCTCAAACACTTGATTATATACAGGCTTTGTTGTAACTACATAGTTTTCATCTACAATCTCTGTAATAACAGAGCCATCTTCATCAATTTTTGTTAGATTACCAACCCTTCTTTGAGTTTTCCAATATACTGTAGAAACTCTTAATAATTCAACTGTATGTAAATTACCAGAATGCTCACTTTCTCCTACAATATAAGATACAACATCATGTGGATCAAATGCATTTTCTACAAATGATAAATGTCTTCGCATATCTAATCCAGTTCTTCTGTTAGATTCATAACTGTCATCCGTATTATACAAAGAACCATCATTTGGAATACCATCTATCATATATCTTGCTGAACGAGCAGGATGTATTAATTCAAGAGTTTCTAATTGCTCTTCAGTCATTAAATAACCATACTTATCTACAACATCAGATATAGTAAGCATATCAATCCAACCAGCCCAGTTACCTTGAGATATGTAATGAACATTAGGAGATTTATGATAAAAAGATAATGCTGGATTTAGTAATTCAACATTATAATCATCTTCTAGCATTTTAAAATGCCAAAATTCACTATCTGTAATTAAAGAATCTCTAAATGCAATTTCTTCAAGTTCATCCATTCTGAACCTGTTTACATCAATAGCATGTTGTTTAACTGCCCATTTTTCTGCAAGTGTCTGATACTTTTTAGAATAAAATTCTTCAATTTCTGGTAGTTTTTTTAAAGCTTCTGGATTTAATTGCTGTTGTGCTTCTTCAGAATTAGGATCTAACCCCATTTCTACCATTCTGGCAATTAATTTTTGCTGTGCATATTCTACTAAGACTTTGCTTATAGCTTCAGTCTTTTTATCCATAATTTCATTGTAAGAATATTCATCAATTGCCCGGTAGTCAATTTTAGTATTTCTTTTAGCAAATTCAGATACCATTGTATTAACTACATTTGGAATTATTGGATAAAACTTTAATTCCAAAACTTCATCTTGACCTTGTGTTAAAACTTCTAACATCTCAACCATGTCATTTTCTACAGATGGCAAATAATCTGTTTTATCAATAACACCTTTAGCTAGTTTATAATTTTTCATTATCTTTCTAGCCTTGGATTGAATTTGTTTAATTCCTTGCCACTCTAACCAGTCTATATTCCATTTTGACCACTCATCATCTTTTTCCTCAGCTGGAACAAATTGAAGCGGTTGTGTAAAAACACCAAATCTATTTTTTTTAGTTCTTTTACCTTTCTTTAGGTCTATTGCATTTAATATTTCCATTATCTAATATTTTTAAAAGGATTTCTTGGTTTTTTCATATTTAATGATTCCCCATTTGTTCCAATATGCCTAAAAAGGCTCTTATTTAATTTATACAAATTTTCTGACTTTTCCAAATGTTCATCATTATCATATTCCACTCTTTTCTTTAATCCACGGCTTGCTTCCTGTATTTTTACAAAAGTAATTAAAGCCGCTAATGAAATTAATCTATCCACGTTGACACCAGGCTGATAGTGTTCCATTTCTACTAAAGCCATGTAATCAGGTATTCTGGATATACCATAATACTTTTTGTAAACCTTACCGGAATCATCTGATTCCTCATCAATTTCTTCTCTAAGGTACTCAATTAAATAACTCAGCATTACTGTCTTAAAAATAGTAGATACGTTCCTCCAGCCATATTGTTGAAACTGAGTTTTTGATAATTGTATTTCTTTAGAGAAAACTATCTGTGATGAAGGCACTAAATACTTTTGTTTTCTTTTAAACTGCATGTACTGAATAAACAGAGGCACGTTATTCTCTACAACTGTCCATGCTTGATACCACTCTATTATTAATTCTAATCTTTCATGTGTTTTATTAATGTCATCAAATCGCCCTGTCCAAGCACAAACAATTTTATCACCCTCTACATAAGTTTCTACTTCTCCATTAATTAATACTCTTTGTATATGTACAGGATTTTTATAAACATGAATAGAACACAAGGAATCAGAGGTAACTGTTTTACCTTCTGAAACTGGATCGACAGATGCATAGTAAGTAGTACAAAAATCTTTTTCTTCATCCGGTTCTTCCCATACTTGAATTGCTCCAGATTTATCTTCAGCATTCTTTTCTATAGGAAATGTAAGTATAGGTTTTTTAGTAGTTGGTGATGCTATAATTTCACCAACATTGTTGTATGCTAAATTCATACAGATATAAGGATAATCTCCTTCTTCAATACTTCTTTTATGTGACTTTACTAATTCTAATGGAAATACGCTTTCACCTCTAAAAGCAAATGCTTCTTCCATATTTGTTGGTCTTTGAGAACAACGTATTTGATATGTTTCAGGATCTAGATTTTTTTTCCACTCTATTTTCATTTCCTCCAAAGAGGTAAGAGCTTCTTCAACTTTAGAATTACCAAACTCATCAATGTAAGGAGGCATTGACCATTGTTCTGGAATAAATAGTCCTGTACTTAAAACTGTACCTTTAGAATCAGACCATTTATTTGGAATTTCATAGAAACCATTTGCATTAGCCTTATACATGTATTTCCTTAAAGGTTCACATTGTTTAAGATCACCCACGGTTCCAGAAGCAATAAAATAACCAGTAGTAATTTCACCAGCCTGTAAAGCTGGAAGCATGAACTCATAAGTCTTATCCATAGATTTAGCAATTCCTGCTTCTTCATAAAAGAATATAGTACAAAGTCCCCCTACACCGGCAGTATCAGATTGTTCAAAGGATAAAGACTGTAATACACCTTTTCTTCCTTTTTCAGTCTTACGCCCACCTTCTACATATTCAATTTTTTGTTGCCATTCACCAACTCCTCCTGGATTCATTGGTCTATACCAAGCTGTATTTGTATTTAGAAAGTTTCTATATTCTTGTAGCATTTTCCAAGTACCATTTACACCTGTAATATAGGCACTTAAAGATGCTCCAATTTTTAGTACTGGTGAGTATTCAAACCAAAGCGTATTTATAAGTTTAGCTGCATGATAAAATGATGAACCAAACTGACGCTTTTTTAAAATAATACCATGTTTGTATTTTAATTCACCAATACATTCATAAAGTGACATGTGATATTGAGCATCATGAATATCTGGAAAATCTGTTTTTCTTTTGACCTTATCAATAATAGGTAAAAAATTAATCCAGAAATAGTAGTCCCTTGGTAAATAATATTTTCTATTATCTTTCCAATATAAAACTCCTTTTCTGGATTTTAATTTTTGATCATCCCAATAATCTATAAAGTCCTTTGTTCCATCTGGAGCATCGCAAAAATATCCATCCTTTTTAAACTTTAATCCTTGCTTTTGAAATTCACTAACAACAGAATCAAATTCATAATTTCCAGGCTCTTTAAAATATTCGTCTTCTAATAATTGAGCCATTTCTTCTCTGCTCTCAAAACTATGAGTTGACCATACTCCATCATGCCA